TCATGCCTTATCAAACATTTAGATTAAATGTTTTAGATACACCACCGTATAATGCAGATTTTGATGGTGATGAAATGAATTTACATTGTCCGCAAAGTATTGAAACAATGTCTGAATTAAAAGATATTGCTGCAGTACCTTATATGATTATTGCACCAAGAGATGGAAAACCAATTATTGAAATTGTACAAGATACTCTTCTTGGTTCATTTCGATTAACAAAGGATAATATCAAAATTAAGGATAAAACACTAGCAAATTTACAAATGATTAATAGTAATTTTACAGGTGTATTAGAAAAATGTGATAAAAATTATAATTACACTGGAAAACAAACTTATTCATACATTTTACCACCTGGATTAAATATTGATAGAAAAAATAAAGCTGAAAAAAAAGTAACTATTACTAATAGTAAATATTTAGAAGAATCAGATTCATTAGATAAAAGTATATTTCATAGTAAATCATCAGGTTTAATTCCTATTATCTATCATGATTATGGACCATTTGAAACTCAAAAGTTTCTTGATAATACACAAAGATTAATTTGTAGATGGTTATTAACTGCTGGTTTTAGTGTTGGAATTAGTGATTTAGTAACAGATAAAGAAACTGAAATGAATTTAAAAATGAAAATTAAAGAAATGAAAGAAAAAGCATATACTAAATTAGATAATACTCGTAGAGGTTTTATTGAAAATAATAGTATTTTCAATAATGAAGATTTTATTGAAAGAGAATTAATTGGTATTTTAAATGAAACAACCAATCAAGTTGGTAAAATAGGATTAAGTCAAATTGATGAAAAGACTAATAGAATGATTAATATGGTTAAATCAGGTTCAAAAGGTAAAGAAACAAATATTGCTCAAATTATTGCTTGTGTTGGTCAACAAAATGTTGATGGTAAAAGAATTTCATATGGTTTTACTGATAGAACATTACCACATTACACAAAATATGACGATGGTCCTGAAGCAAGAGGATTTGTTGAAAATAGTTTCATTTCTGGATTAACACCACAAGAAGTATTCTTTCATGCTATGGGTGGTAGAGAAGGTTTGATTGATACTGCTGTAAAAACTTCTGAAACAGGTTATATTCAAAGACGGTTAGTTAAAGCAATGGAGGATGCTAAAGTTTATTATGATAATACTGTTAGAAATGCAAGTGGTTCTATTATACAATTTATATATGGAGAAGATGGTATGGATGGATGTAAAATTGAAAATCAATTTATTTCTTATATAGATATGGATCCATTAATTATTGAAAATATATTTCATTTGCGTAAAAATGATAAATTATCTACTTATTTAACAACAAAATCAAATAAAGAAGTATTAGCAAATACATATACAAAATGTACTGAACATTATAATAATATTCTTGATGATAGAGATTATTTAATAAAATATATTTTCAATTATACTAAAAATAAGTCTATTAATTATCCCATACCATTTGATAGAATTATTAATAATGCTGATAAAAAATTAAAATCAATTAAGGTTAAATCAATTAAGAGTGATTTAAAACCACTATATATTCTTGAAAATATTGAAAAATTAATTGATACATTATATATTAAAAATAGTGAACAAGGTACTAAATTTTTAGGAATTTTATTAAGATATCATTTAAATCCTAAAAAATTAATTATGACTTATCATTTTACAAAAGATATATTTGATAATATTGTTTCACAAATTATACAATATTTTAATGAAGCAATTGCTCAACCTGGTGAAATGGTTGGTATTGTTGCAGCACAAACTATTGGTGAAATGGGTACACAAATGACATTAGATTCATTTCATGTTTCTGGTACTGCAGCTGCAGTGAAAGCAACCAGTGGTGTTCCTAGATTAAAAGAAATCTTAAGTGCAACAAAAAAAACCAAAACACCTACATTATTAATTTATATGAAGAATGATATTGCTAAAACATCTAATCCTGTAATTAATGAAGAAGGTTTAGATAATGATGATATTAATATTGGAAAAACTAAAATATCAGCAATGAATATTAAAAATTCAATTGAAATTACAAAATTATATGATATTTTAGATTCTAGTGAAATATATTGGGATAAAAGCGATAATCAATATTCGACAAATATTAAACAAGATAAAGGTCTATTAAATGTTTATAAAGAATTTGAATTTATTAATCAATTAACATCAACTTCTCCATGGATTATTAGAATGAAATTTGATAAAGAAAAATTAAAACAACATGGTTTGAGAATGATTGATATATATACTAAACTTAATACAACATATGAAAAAACAATTGAAGCAATTTATAGCGATGATAATGCTGAGGAATGTATTTTCCGAATTAAAATAATTGATCAAGTAATCAAAGATATTGATTTAAATGATCAATTGGCTGCAATTAAAGCATTAGAACATAATATAGTACATCAAGTATTATTAAAAGGTTATAAAGGTATTAAAAAAGTATCATTAAATAAAAAGAAATATACTAAATATAATTATGATACAAATAAATTTGATAATATTGTTGAATGGGTATTAGATACTGATGGTACAAATTTAATTGAAATATTATCAAATCCTAATACTGATAGTACTAGAACTATATCAAATGATATTAGAGAAATTTATGACACATTAGGTATTGAAGCCGCTCGTACAGCATTATATCATGAATTAATTTATGTAACTAGTGAAGATGCTATGAATTATAGACACTTATCTCTATTAATTGATACAATGACTTATAAAGGACAATTAATGTCTATTGATAGACATGGTATTAATAGGGGTGATATTGGACCTCTTGCCAAATCAAGTTTTGAAGAAACAACTGATATGTTGATTAATGCAAGTATATTTGCAGAATATGATAATGTAAATGGTGTATCTGCAAATGTTATGCTTGGTCAATTAGCACCTTGTGGTACAGGAGATTCTGAAGTATTACTTGATGAGGAATATTTATATGAATTAATGAAGGATAATAAATTCAAGATCGATAATCAATATTATGAAATTGATGAAAATACTGTTAATGATTTAGATTGTGAATTAGAAGATATTACATTTAATTATGAAATATGTAAAAAAAATAAAAAATGTGTTACATTTAATAATAAAGTTATTATTAAAGATTAAACAGGAACTCTTCGTGGTGTTTTAGGATTATTATCTTTTTTAAATTCCATATTATATTCTAAATCTTTGTATATTTTATTTATTTCATTACTATGAATACCTATCAATCCTCTATAATTTTTCCATTTACTATCATTTTCTTTAATTATAATATTTTTTTTTTCATCTTCATTATTATGATAACAACAATTATTTATCATAAATAATTTTGTTATATCTTTTATAAATTCTTCCATTTTATTTTTAAGAATTCTTAATTAAATCATTTTTTATTATACCCAGTTTCTTTTTCCTAATTTATTATTACATCCATAACACATCGGTCGTAAATTATTTATAGTGGTTTCACCACCATTATATTCTGAAATTACATGACCACAACTATAATCTTTCTCATATATATTATTTTTACAATTTTTATATGGACATTTGCCTTCCTTTTTCTCACCATATTCTTTTATCCAAACCTCTTTTTTTAATTTTTTTGTAATTCTTTTTTTCTCTTTTTTAAATTTATGATGAGGAATTGTATTTCTATTTAATAAATAATCTATAAAATTATTGTTTTTCAAAGTAAATACTATACCGTTATTAACACTATTATGCTCTTCTTTATAAAATATTTTATCATTATTTGAAAACAAAACTTTGTATTTAATTAAATAATTATATGTAAAATTTGCATTTTCAAAATCTTCTTTCATTTTTGTAAAACTATCAAATTTTAATAAATAATTTGTTTCTTCTATTTCATTTAAAAATTCGGTTATTGTTTTTTTATATGCTTCCTTTTTTTGTCTTTTTTCAAAATAAAAACTATAATTTATTTTTAAATAATCAACAAATTTATTATGTAAATCTTTACTAAAATCATCTAAAAAAACATAATTCATATTTTTATACGAATCTTTATTCAATTCATCATATAATAATTTTATTTTTTCTTCATCATTTATTATATAACAACATATATTGATATAATCATCGTAATTTAACTCATTTAATCCTCTTATCATTTCAATTCTATGTTGTCCGTCCATTATATATATATTATTTTCGTTTGATGGTATATAACATAATACTATTTTGTTCTTAAAATTGAAAAATTCTGGATTATTTTTGTAAGAAAATATCATTTCATTAATTTTATCATCATTTAAAACAGATTGAAATGAAGGGGTTTTAAATATATATTTATCTAATAATTTTACAAATTCACTAAATGTATATCTGTATTCTTTATAATTATGTGAATCTATTTTTAATAAATTTTCTTTAAATATTATTTCTAAATATTTATTTTCTTGCATTATATAACTTTTAATTATATATTTTTTATATAATTAAATTAAATATTACAATTTAAATCCCAACTTGCACCTCTAATTGTTGATGTTTGTATATTTGTATTTGATGCATATTGTTTATAAAATAATTCGTTATTTAAATCATTAAATAAGTAAACATTTATTATATTTTGATTTGCTAAACACGATAATTTGAAATCGATTTGTTGATTAATTGGTGTTATATTTTGTATGATCTTTGGAATAGATTTTTTATTTATAATATATGAATGAAGACATATGAATTTTTTTATTTTATATAAATTATCTTTTACATTATACATTGTTACTCTATTTTTACTTAATAATAATATATCCCAATCATTTGGCAATTTTGAAATATAATTACATATTATATTCTCTGTCATATTATTATTAAATTCTATATCATCTTCAAATATTAAACCATATTTACATTGACTTTTAAGTATTTTTTGCCATGTTTTTATATGACTCATATAACAACCGATTGCTCCCATTGTATTAAATTGATGATGATGTGTTCTTTTTTCCTTTTTTAATGTATCTAATCCGTATTCGCCAATTAAATTATTCTTTTTTAATTTTTCAATATCTATTTTTTTTGCATCTACCGCTTTTACTAATGAACATTTTATATTTTTTAAATTATATGTTCTTTTAAATCTTTCTAATCTATCTTTTCTATAATCTAAATTAATTAAAAATGCTTCTATATCATTTTTGATAAAAAAAGTTTTATTATATTCAACATAATATATTGATAACATAAATATAATCAAGATTGTAACTATTATTAAAACTTTTAAATACATCTTCTTAAATATTAATTATATAATATTTTTAATTATATAATATTTTTAATTATATCATTAATGATATTTTCATTTTTTTCCAAATCTACATGTTTGTCATGTTTATAATGAATATATATAGAATCTTTATTATTTTCTATTTTATTTATTATTGAAATTCTGTTATTTATTTTATATTCTTTTATTTTATATATACAATTATTATCTATATTATTATCACATCCGAACAAATATGGTGGTAATTTCTTTTCATCATAACTAAATATTATATATTTATCAAATTCTTTATAATTCTCTAAATTTTTTTCAAATACTATTTGACTATCATTAGTCATATCATAGAGTAATAATAAATTTTTTTTATTATATAGTGTATAACTAACTTCGTGTTTAAATTTATATTTATTCAATATTTTATCTATTTTATTTTTTTCTAAAGTAATATCTAATTTGTTATTAATAATTTTATTATTTTTTAAATATATTTCTATTATATTTGTATTTTCTGTTATTAATTCATTTAAATTCATTTTAAATTATATTATAAATATTTTATTATCATTTTTTTAAATATATTTTCGTATCCTAATATAGAGTTTAAAATGAATTTAAATGATTTTATGTTATTAATATATACATTTATCATAATTATTTTAATTATATATATTATGCTTAAAAAATATGACATTATTTATAAATATACTGGAATTAATGTATTAAATATATATAATTCTTTAAAAACTAATTTAGATAAATTAATATAAAAATTGATTTTTTTAATATATTTTATTATTATGGATAATAAAATATATTGTAATTTTTGTAATAAAAAACTGAAAACTTTAGATATACTAACTTCTAAATGTAAATGCAATAATTATTATTGTAATAAACACTTATTTTATACATATCATAATTGTTCATTTGATTATCAATTAGATTTTAAAATAAAAGCTACTAGCAATATTGTTCATTTAGAAAATAAAATTATTAAAATTTAAATCTATATAAAAAAACACTACTATTTAATAGTATATTATTAGTATTTAATTATGTATAATGTTACACCAATGCTTGTGAAAACAGATTTAAACAGTATTAAAAAATATTTCAATTCTACTAAATTTATTTCTAAAATTTTTGATTTTAATGACAAAGATACCATATCTAAATTAGATGATACTACGAATAAGTATTTAATTGCTAAAAAATTTAATATTGATGACTTAAAAAAATTTATTACTTTTAATGAATATATTGATAAAACAATTATACCTAAAATTAAAGATATCATTATTGAATTAAATGTAGAAAAAACACTTATTTATGAAAGTGATAAACAATTAATTTATAAATTTGTTTGTTATATTGATAAACCAAATTATATTAAAAAATTACTTGCAGACCAATGCACCGTTTATTATATTAAAGCATATCCAAATGTAGAAAATAATGATTATATTGCTTTAAATTATACAAGAAAATTTATTCCGTGTGACGATCCAGAATTAGATAATGACGAAGATATTATTAATAATAATTATATTGAATTAAATGATAAATATGATAAAATACAATTTAATAATGGTTTACTTCTTGCAGCTAGTGCTTTTCTTGGTGAAGAAGTTATAAATGATATTATTATTCCTTTTATTTATACTATTTTCGATGAATTTATTAACAAGGTTTTAAATAAAAGAATAAAACATTATTTAAAAAAAAAAAATATCGAAGTTTTAACTAATAAAACTAATTAACATCAACATCCTGTTGTGCTAAACAAAGTTTGATTTCTCCCAATGAAGCAATACTATAACGAAGTATGATTGGATAAGAATTTTTCAAATATATTTCTACGGTTGGGCATAAATTTGTACATTTTGTAAAAATTAATAAATATTTTAAACTAAAAATACCCTGTATTATCTCTTGATCTTCATCTGTATTTTCATCGTTTTCATTTTTTTCTATTGTTATATTTTGCGATTTTTCACTTCCTAATATAGTTTCTTGAGAGCAAAAATCACCTTTACATTTTAATATTAAAGATTTTTCTATGTTTCTTATTTCAATAAAATCAGATATATTATGCATATCTCTTATTATTTTTTGTAAATATGATGACGGCATTGTTATTGATGTACTGAAATTTGCTGGAGGTATTGTAACATCTAAAACATCAATATCAATTGTTGATAATTTATAATTTGTTTCTACATTTTTTTCATTATTTGTTATTTTAATTCCTAATTTATTTTCATCTTCTTTTTCTATATATAAATTTAATAAATCATTTGTACCTATTGTTTTAATTAACATATGTAATTTTAACATATTAACCCCAATATATCTTTTTTTTTCACAATAATATTCTTCAAATTTATCAGCTTCTAATTTCAAATGAATTAATACTACATGCGTATTATCCATTGCTATTATTTTAACTCCTGTTTCATCTATTTCTAAATTTACATCCATTAATATATCTTTTAAAGCATCTATTACTTGTTTAAAGATAGTTGCTTGTATTGTTTTGATATTAATATGGTATTTATCATTATTTTGTATCATTTATATATTTTTGTATATGATTATTCTTATATAACTGTAAAAATATTGTTTTTATTTATTAGAACATAATAAATTAATAATGCCTCCTATGCGAAGAAATGCAAGTTCTGTTACTTCTTATAAAGATCAATATAAAGATTTATTAATGTTTGATGATAATAATCAAGATGCTATTGCAACCGTATATGATGCATTAGATTTGAATATAGCTCAATTTATTAGTACTGATTTGAACGAGTCTGGAATTCGAGGAATTACAGCAAGTGCAGAACAATCAGGCAGAATTATTATAAAAATAAGCAATCCTCATACCAGTGTTGAATATTTTCATTTTAGTTTATTTACTCAAAATAATAGATATGGTGGTTTACATTTAACATGTCCAGATAATTCACTAAAGGGTAAAAAAGTATATATAGCAAATAAAGAAGTTTTAATTTGTTGTGGAAAAGAAGATAGCAAATATATAATAATAAATTTGATCGATACATTAACATACTATTTTTCAAAAAGAACACGCCAAAGTGGACTTCCTTTACCTCCGTATGTTAATGAATTTATAAGTTGTTGCCTTGATAAATCTTCGAACGCGGAAGAAGACATAATAAACTTGTTGAGTCAATTAAAAAATAAATTTAAGAATTATAAACCATATGACTGTAGTAAAAACTATAATTGTCATCCTCCTCCTCGTTTTCATCCTTTTAGACGGGGGGGTTCTACTAAATTAGTAATTTATTTAGTTAAAATAGAAAAGATTAGAGAATTAAATAAAAAGTTAAGAAAAAATAAAACTAAAAACAAAAATAATATTGAAAAAAATAATAAACGAATTGATGAATTAAAAAAAAAAATAAAAAAAGAAAAGGCAAAGGCAAAAGAAAAACTTAAAAAAGAAAAGGCAAAAACAAAAGAAAAAGAAAAACTTAAAAAAGAAAAGGCAAAAACAAAAGAAAAAGATAAACTTAAAAAACTAAAAGTTAAAAAAGTACATATCACGAAAAAAACTAAAAAATAAAAATTAATTTTATAATTTATTAAAAATAAGAAATATGTACTTTTTTAATTTATACTTTGTTCATTTATATCATTATCATAAGTACAAGTACACTCACAACATTCTTCAGGTACATCACAAGATGCTTCAGGTACATCACAAGATGCTTCAGGTACATCACAAGATGTTATAGGAATATTATTTAAGGGTTTATTTTCAACTGGTTTATCACGATTGCCTTTAATTTGGTTATACATTTCATTATCAAACAAATCACAAGTTTCTCTAATTTCATTCCATTTTTGTTGTTCTTCAGAAACTTCTTTTTTTTCTTCTTTAATATCCCATAATTCAACTAAAGTATCTATCACATTACTACTATTTTTAATATAAATTTCCATAATTTTATCATCAGATATATTCTCAGGAGCCTGATTTATTATATGTTCCATAATATAAATATTAAAAATTATATATTTATATATTTTTTCATTAAATAGTCATTATATTTATTTGCAATAGTATATGCTAGAAATTCATATGGATGTTCATTAATACTATTATTATGCAAACATGTTACATCTTGTATAGAATTTGGATTATCTGAGTTATAATAACATTGCATTATTTCATTCTTAGGATTTTTATATGTATTTTTATTTAAATCAGGATTTGCTCTTTTTTTAGGATTAAAATAAACTATTTTATGAAATCCTAATTTATCAGAATTATCTAATTTATCAGAATTTGATATATTAGATAAAATAGCATCAACATCCGTTTCATGTTGTCTTTGATATACATGAATTTTTTCATGTATTAAAGTATTAACTAAATCAGGTGTTTCAGTTTCAGGTATCATTTTATCACTAAAAAATATAATATCACTTCTTGTATGTGGGAGACCATCTTCATATTCAAATCCATTTTGTTTATCTGTTAAAGCAAATTTCCAATTAAGTTTAGCAATTTCTTTCCCATCTAATAAATCATTATACTGTTTTAAAAATTCATCAGCTTTTTCACAACAATTATTAATAATATTTTTTTGAGTTTCAGTAAAATCTTTTGCACAATTTGATATTTTTTGTATATATTCATTATTAGTATCAACTTTTCTTGCAATTAAATCAAATCTTGATAAATTATTAACATAACTATCATAATCTCTATTTAAAAAATCAGTAACCTTTTGTGAAGTTAAATATTCAATACTATTTTGAAAAGGTTCTATATATTTTTTTTTCGTTGTGAATATTTTATAAGTATAATAGATAATAAGAGCAATTAATAAACAAATCAAAAGATATAATATACAAAGACATATGTCTTTATTTTTTAATTTCATTTATTATTATAGATGGAAAATTATATAAAATATATTATAACTATTTTTTACATTATTATTGCAGAATTTATTTGGATTTATTTGATAAATGCTAAAAATTATGCAAATGTTACTAAACTAGTTCAAAAAACAGACATGAAAGTAAATATAACATATGCACTTATTGCATATATATTAGTATTTACAAGTATATTTTTTTTAGCAATACCATTTAGTAGTAATTATATTAATAAAAAAGAAAAAAAAATAAATTATATATTAAAATCATTATATTATTCGGGATTAGTAGGTTTTTTTATATATGGAATTTATAATTTCACAAGTATATCTATTTATGAAAATTATACAATAAATATTGCTATTAAAGATACATTATGGGGAACATTTTTATATGCTACATCTTGTACAATATTTAATTATCTAAACATATGAATAACAGCAACTAAATCCAGATCTTTAACTCTATATAAATCAAATTTATTATTCGGCAATGGTCTTTTTATAATAAAAGGGATTTTTCCTTGTTGTAATTCGTTTAAAGCAATTTCTCTTAATTCAATATTACTTTTAACTTTAAAATTACTAACATCTATTAAAGGAATAGCACCATGTGCTAACATTGTAGTTCTTTGTGAAATAATTTGATTAAATTCATATTTTGTCATAATTGGTTTAGATATTTTCTTATCGTTTACTTTATTATAAGTATCAGTAAGAGAAATAACTTTAGGTAGTTTATTATTAATAATTGACATTGTTGACATTATTTATTTTTAAGTATATCTAATATTTATATCATTTTTTATTTTAATTCTTTAATTATATCATTGTCAAAATAATGTTTTACTGCCATATGTAAATTAATAACATCATATTTAGAATTATGAGCATGTTCAATGTCTTTATTAAATGCAAAATGATATAATTCTTTTAAACTAGGGTCTTTAATTTTATTATATCTATTTTTTGCTTTCACAATAAATTTAAACTTTTTAACTGTACAAATTTGTTCATATTTATTTATTTCTGTAATATAGTCTAGTTTATTTCGTCTATGAAACTCACTTCTAATAACATTAATATCAAAATTAATATTATGCGCAACAATATATTTGCATTTTTTTAATGTATCAAGTAATATATCAAAAGCATCATCGAATTTTTTACCATTATCGGATATTTCATTTGTAATATTATGAAATTCATAGTTAGTTATTTCAAAATTTTCTCTTTTAATGATATAATCATGCATTTCTATTTCATTTAAATTTTCATCACATAACATAAAACTTAATTGTATAACTCTCGCAGTATCATATTTATTAATATTTGTATACAAAGGATAATCACCATATCTTATATTTGTCATATTTGGTAGTCCATTTGTTTCAGTATCTATAAATAAATACATTCTAATATTATTTATTTAAATAATATTTATATAAAATCATATTTTTTTAAATTAGTATTTTGAGTATATAAATAAATTTACAAATTTGTGTAGTAAATAATAGTGTATTATATGAATTATTGAAAAATCTTCTAATAATTGGAAATAATATTACTATAAAAACTAAAAAAATATAAATTGTAGTTATTAAAACCAAATCTTTGTTATTTGTAAATAAATTATAAGTATTTTCTATTTTATCTAATTCTTCTTGTTTTAATATCTGATATATATATCCAGCATTATAATCAACATATATATTTGGATTAGAAAATATCGAATCATCTTTTAATATATCATTTGTAATAATAAACATTCTTCTATAATATTAATATTTAATTCTTAATTATTTTCACGCCATATATATCCACAATGGTCGCATACATAGAAATATTTCATATTTTTAGTATCATATTTTATGTATAAAATTTGTTGTTTATCTTTTTCAATTTCACATTCAGTATTTTTACATGTAATATTAACATCTCTAATTCTTCTTAAAGTAGGGTCATGACGAAGATATTTATTAATATTTTGATAATATAATAAATCATCTTGTGAATATTTTGTTTCTGTTATTTTAATACACTTACTTTCAACTTCTTTTTTAACAAAAGCACAATGTTTACAATATTTAAGTAAGTTATTTTCTTCATCATTACAAATATATAACATATTCGAACAATTATCGCAAAATTCCATTTTTATTTTTCCTATTTATATTAATTATTCATTTTTTTTTTAAGTTTTTTTATATAATATAATTTTATTTACTAATAATATAAATAATGATTGATATTACAAATATTAATTATGTAAATATTGTCGCAATTTTGTTAATATTGGCATTTATTGCTTTAATTATTTATTTATTTACAAATAAAATAAAGTATAATTCACAAAATGTAGATAAATTTATAAATAGTTTAAAAAAAGAAAAAATAAAAGTAAAAGATTATGAAATTACAAAATATTATGATGTTTTAACCGATGATGAATGTAATTGTATAATTAAAAATTCCAAAAAAGATTTAAAAGAAAGTATAGTTTATAAGGATGGGTTTACAAAAAAAGAAGCTGATCCAAATATAAGAATTAGTAAAACAGCATGGTTAGATAAAGATTCAACAACAGAAATTGAATTAAGAAAAACAATTGATAAATTAGAAAATATTGCATCTTTTATTACTAAATTCCCAGTAGTTAATCAAGAAAAAATACAAGTTGTTAATTATGAAAAAGGCGGATATTATAATCCACATTATGATGCATGTAATTCAACTGATATTGATGCTAAAATTAATATGAATGGTGCATCAGGACAAAGAGTATATACTTTCTTAATTTATTTGAATGATAATTTAGAAGGAGGTAGTACATATTTTACAAAAATCGATAAACATATCAAACCTAAAAAAGGTATGGCAATTTTATTTAGGAATATCAATTATAATAATTCTGATTTTCATGAATTATCTCAACATACCGGGACAGTTATTAAAAAAGGAGATAAATGGATATGTAACATATGGATTCATGAAAATAATTATAAAAATCATGAAAATATTCCATTATGTTATTGTCCAAATTGTACAAATGATGAATGCTATAATGTAGCTAAATTAAAAGGTGAAAAAGAATGCAAATTACAAAAATGTATTAATGAAAAATGTCCTAATTTTTTTCTAAAAAAACATGATTGTTTATGTCCAAATTGTGATAATAAATATTGTAAAAGTAAATTAAGAAAAGAATGTGTAAAACCAAATTGTATGAATATTAATTGTCCAAAAGGAATAATAAATATTGAAAATATGAAAAAAGCTGATTAATGATTATTTTCTTATCATAGACAATTGTTTTTTTACTTCACTTCTCGTTGTCATATTATGTAATGATGGTCGAGGGTTTGTAAATTTTGTGACTTTGGGAATTATTTTTTCATTTATAGAAAAAGATTCACTATGTAATGATGGCGAAGATTTTTTAAATGGTGACGATTTACTAGATACTGATAATTTACTAGGTGGTGATTTACTAGATAGTGGCGATTTTCTAGATGATGACGATATACTAGATACTGATAATTTACTAGGTAGTGATGTAGTAGATAGTGGCGATTTTCTAGATGGTGACGATTTACTAGATACTGATAATTTACTAGGTGGTGATGTAGTAGATAGTGGCGATTTTCTAGATGGTGACGATTTTCTAGATAGTGGTAATGTAAATGTTGTATTTTTTTCATGACAATTATTATGAATATTATATTTTAATATTTCATTATATCCTGTTTTATCATTATTAATATAACTATCGTACAAATTTTTTGATGATTTACCTCTATTATCAAATAACAAAAGTCTTAATTTAGATAATGATCTATTGCCATGATATTTAACAAATTCTTTGTATGTATCTATTATATTTATTAAATTTCTTTTATAATTTTTTTTTCTAATATCTGGTAATCTTGGTGCATTGTCTGCAAATGTTTCAATAAATGATTTAATAGTAGACAAAGTCCTAAATTTATTTCTATTATATAAGTCACATATATCTACTACTGACCATGCTATTATTAAATTATAATTCATCAAATCATTTGGATATTGTTTAAAAATCCAAAATGGAAATGTAATACCCGTTGTTTCAAATATAATATTTTTTCTTTTTTTTAATGTAAGTAAAATATCATTTGCAATTAAGTGACTACACGGTTTATATTTTTGTTCAACGAGTGTTTTATTTTTAAAATGTAATGATTTTCCGGTTACACAATCTACATTTTTTCTAGATTCCCAATATACTTTATTAAAAAAATTAATAGTTTTTTTTGATGGATATAAAAATTCATTATATATATTGTTTTTATCATTTTTAAATTGTTTTTTAAAATATTTTTCTATTTCATTTTTGAAATATGGATTTTTTTCAATTAAATTATCTATAGAAATAAAGTTTGTTTTATTTTTATCATCTAATTCTTTATTATTTAGATAATGTGATATTTTATTTACTAAGGTAGATTTTCCAGATGCAGTTGGACCAGCAACGATTATAAAATATGGATTATCAGTATTACTTATTGACATAAATAGTGCAACTTCTTCTATTAATTAAATATAAATTAAATAGAATTATAAAAAAAAATGATTATATTTTTATAGTTTATTATTACTATTGTAATAATGACTAATACAAAGGAAGTACTTGAAAAATTCAATGAAGCAGTTGATATTAACAAAGAATATACTAAAAATGAATTATGTCTTATTTTGAATACAGTTTATAAAGAAGTTTATAGTAAAAAAAATGTTAAAAAGGAAAAAAGACCTCCTACAAAGTATAATAATTTCGTATCCGAAAATATGAAAAAAATGAAGGAAGAATTTCCAGAGTTAACAAGACAAGATTTAATGAAAAAAATAGGAGAACTTTGGAGAAAGCAAAAAGAAGATAATGAAAGTAAAGAAGAAGAAAGTAAAGAAGAAGAAAGTAAAGAAGAAACTAAAAAAGAAGAAACTAAAGAAGAAGAAACTAAAGAAGAAGATATTCAAGAAGAAGAAAATAAAAAAGAAGATATTCAAGAAGAAAAAAAACCTAAGAAAAAAGTAACAAAAAAAATTAAATGATTGAAGTAATAATTATTACATCAGCAATAATACCATATATATATATAAAAATTAAAAAATTTTTTTATTATAGATCAAAGAATTATAATAAATTAGATAGAAGTATATTATAATTTTGGAGATATAAGTATGAAATTATATAAATGTCAAAGAAAATTAAAAAATGAATATCATTATATTAATATTTTTAATTATGAATTTTATTAATGATTCTAGCGATTTAAGTGATTCAAGTGATAATTATTTTGAAGAAAATATTATTTATACTCCAGAAGTTTTAAATGGTATTTTATTATCAAAAAATAAATTAATTTGTAATGAATTTGATAAATTAACAGTAATAGGAGATATAAAAGAATGTAAAATTTGGAAAAAAAGTGGCATGAGTTTTAAAATAACAAATAATAATATATCATTTGATTGTAAATTATGGACAAGTAAAAGTAAAATTTCTACAGATGAAATAATTAAAAATGAAAATAAATTATGCAAAATTGAAGGTTATTTGAATTGTGAGTATTATTACGGACATAAATATATATTAAATGTAAGTAATTTGATATTAGAAAATGAAAATTCGAGATTAAAATTATTGAAAGATGAAATTATTAAGTATAATTTACATATTGATAAAAAAATAATTGACTGGAATAAAGTAAAAAGAATTGGAATAATATCAAAAAAAGAAACGCAAGGATATAATGATTTTGTAAAACAATTTAATTTAAATATTGAAATTAATTTAATAGAAATATCACTTGAAGGAGAAAATACATCAAATGAAACAATAATAGCAATTGATAGTTTGCAATCAAATGATATTATTATAATTATAAGAGGTGGTGGTGCAACTAATGAAATATCAAATTCATTTGATAATATTGAATTATTTAAAAAAATAAAAAATTCTTCTAAACCAATTATATCAGCAATTGGACATGAATATGATAAAGGAGATAAATTATTAATTACGGGAATTACAGATAAAAATTATTCAACACCGACAACAGCAGCATTAGAAATTAAAAGTGAATTAATATCATATAAATTAACAAAAATAAATATTTTATATCAATCATTTATAACTAAATTATATAAAACACTTGATAATAAAGAAACTGAATTATTTAATTTATTTAATATTGTATTAAATGATTATTACAAAAAATACTTTGGAGGTCCTATTATAAATTTAGAAGAAAATGATAAATATGTAATAATATGTTATAATAATGAGTATTATAAGATTGATATTCAGAAAAAAGAAAAAACTAATATAAATAAAAGTGAGATTGAAAATTATAATAAATTAAAACATTATATTGATATTAAAAAATGTAATGATATTAGTAATATTATTTCAAATATCGATGATAGTTTAATTAAAAAACAATTTAAAAAAATAGAAAAAAATAATAATTACAAAATAAGATTCAATAATTTACTTGAAAAATACCATGAAAATGTTTTTCTAAATTTAAATATTAACAAAATTAATAAAATAGATAATTTATTCGATGTATGTGAACATTTAAATTATTGTAAGAATAATATTTCAAATAATAATGTCATATTCGATTATTTTAATCAGTAATATAAATATCTAAAAAATATTGATTAAAAACACTAAAATTTTTGTCAATATAAACATTCTTGTTAATGAAAATTTTAGTGTTTTTATTTTTTTTAATAAACCACATAAATTCTTTAATTGTTTTATTAGAAATTTTTATATTGATTTTTTTAAAAAATAAAAAACATATATTAAAATAATTAAAACAATTTATTTCATTTTCATTATATATTACACTAATATTTGTAGATATATTGTTATATGAATAATTAAGTTTGTTTATTAAATTATTTAAAACTATATTATGAATTATTTCATTTGATTCAGATAAATAATCTTTTAATTCAAAAAAAGTTTCTATAATATCATCATTATATTTTAAATTTATTAATTCTTTTTTAACATTGTCTCTTATTTTACCTCTCATTGACCATTGAGGTGTGCTATCTTTTAAGAAAGGAATATTAAATTTATATGCAAAATCAATAATATTTTTTTTATAAATATCAATCATAGGTCTCCATAATATTAATTTATCTATATTTGTACATTTTTTCATACCAGTAAGATTATCATAATGTTTTCTTGATGATATATTTGTAATTATATTTTCAAAACAATCATCTTTATTATGACCAAGTAATATATATACATTTTCACTATATCTCAGTCCATACTCGTACATATCAAATCTAATTTTTTTAGTAATGTCTTCATAAATATTTCTAATTGTATTACTATTTGAACATTGATCTCTATTAATTTCAAAAATTGTTCTATAAATAAGTTTATTATTATTTAGATAACAATAATAATTAACAAAATTCAATTCATCATTTGATATATCTCTATTATTATAATTAATATGAATAGGAATAATTTTAATATTTTTATTTTTATTTCTATTATTAATTTTATTTATAATATATAATGCTATATTGCTATCAACACCACCTGATATAGATACTATAATTGTTGAATTATTTTTTAATTTAACATAACTATTATAAATTTCATTATAAATATTATTATATATTAACATATTATCATTATGATTAATATTAATAGATTTATTTTCAAGAATATTTAAATCAAAATTAATAATATTTGAAATACTAGATTGATATGATTTACTAATAAAAATATTATTACCAAATTTATAAAAATTATTTAAAGTATTTAAAATATATTTTTTAGCTCTTTTTTTTGTATATTCATCATTCGATTCACATTTATAAATATTAATAAATTTATTAATAATAAATTGAATTTTATCAGTATCATATATATGTCTATATGGTAAATAAATAAAACATAATTCATCTATATTTAATACTTTTTCGTATAATTTGATTACTAATTCAGAATATAATGTTGCTTTTGCAGAATAATAATTTACTTTTAATTTATTATCATATAATCTTTTATAATGTCTTGGAATTTGGTCTAATAAAATTATAGCACCAATTAATTCTTGTTTTAAATTATTTTCAAGATAAATTTTATTGATATACTTATAATATTTTCTTGTTAAATAGATATCATTATTTAAATTTTTATCAAACCAGTAGTTTTCATTATTAAACCAATCGTAATATAATTCAGATAATATATATGACATATTCATTATATAATTATATAAATATTTTTATATGTATTTAATAGATGAAAAAAAATAATTTATTTGATTTTAATAATATACCAAGTTTTTCTTTTAAAAGTTTATTTATTATAATAATATTTATAACTATTCTTAATTTTATTTATGTTTATTCAACCAAATTTAAAAAAGTTATAGTGGTTGACGAGAAACATACATATGGTTCTAATAATGCAAAAGGAAGTCAAAGTATAAGTGATACTAATAATAATGTATATATATTAAAAAATTCAATATATGTATTACACTGGACAAGTGTAGAAGTATTTAATAAATTAGATGAAGGAAATAAATATGAAATAGAAGGTCATGGTATACGATTTCCAATAGGGGGGTGGTTTCCAAATATAACTAAGGCGAAATTAATAAGTTAGAATGTATTATTTTTTTAAATTAATATACATATAAAAAAAAGTAAATAAATATATAAAATGAATAAAATAATTAATATTATTGTAATATATACAAAATCATTGAGTAACAGAACACAATATATTAACAGTACATTAACCTTTTTAAAAAATTTATGTGAAAAATATAATTTAAAAGCGAATATTATAATTGTTGATAGTCCAAATAATAGTGATATATTGAGTGATAGTGAAAAATATAATAAAAGAGTAAATTATGATAAAATAGAAAATTGCGAATATAATAGTAATATAATTCCATTAAATCCAAATCAAATTTCAAATATAGAAAAACAAAGAAATGCACTACTTAAAGTAAAAGATAATGAATATAATTTAATATTGGAGGATGATGTTATTATTAGTAAAGATTATATAGATAATATTGAATTATTAATCAAAAATATTAATATTTTAGAAAATTTGGATATATTGATAACAAGCGATTTTATATATAATGAAAATAAAAATATTGAGTTAATATCTTTTAAGGAATATGATAAAATATTAATAAGTAAGTCTTCATATTTTATTAATAAAAAAACTGCTGATAAATTATTTGAAAATACAGATATATTTAAATATGATTATAAAGTATCATTAACAAAATTTTTGAAGAATAATAAAGATAATATTGATAGTAAAATATTAAATAAATGTATTTTTTTAGAAGGTAGTAAGGTTGGAATTTTTGGTTCATCCTTAAAAAATAAAAATTTTTTATCACAAAATTCACAATATATTGAATTGGCAAAATTAGTCAATTTTAATATAATAGACGATAATATTATTAAAAATGCAAGTGAAATTTATAAATCATTAGAAAATTTAGAAAACCCAGAAATCGATCATATATATGGATTAGTATATTATAAGTCAAATGATATAAATAATGCAAAAAAATATTTGAATAGATCTATTATTAATATGAAAAAAAATAATAATTATTGTTCAAAATCAAATGAAATATTAAATAATGTAATTAATATTTATAAATTAGATCAAGATTTTTTTGAAGAATGTAAAAACTTAAAATCAAAATATTCTTAAACTTGTTTTCCAGAAGCTATTTTTTGTTCTAAAGTTTGTAATTTTTTATTAAGAGCAGAATTACTATCAGTTAATGTTTTAACATTTTTCTCTAAAGTTTCTAATTTTTTTGCTGTATTATCAGTAGAAGTTTTTAAATCGGTAACAACTTTATTTACTGTTTCAATTGTTTTTTTATAACTCATATCTTCGATATTTTTATTTATAATATTTAAATTATTTGATAATGTTTGTAAATTAGAACTAGTATTTTTAGTATTATCATTAGTTAGATTTTTAAAAGTTGAAAAATCTTTTTCAAACGATTCTATTTTTTCTGTATTTGTTCGTAATGATGTTTTTAATTCAGTAAAATTATTTTTTAATTCATCATTACTTTCGGAATTAGTAGGAACTACCATATTATTTATTCTAGTTTCTAAATCGGTTATTTTATTTTTTAAAAAAGCACTCATTACTCTATTTATTTATAAAGATATAAATTTTATATAAAAAATGATTATCTTTTAATAATATTAGATATATTAATAATGATACAACCTATTAGATGTTTCACATGTGGTAGAGTAACGGCAAATCAAGTGGATTATTATAATAATGAAAAAGAAAAAATAATTAAAGAAAATAAAATAGATAATAATGTTGATAATAATCATTTCTATAAAACATATACAAAAGAGATACTTGATTCATTAGGAGTAACTAGATATTGTTGTCGAAGAATGTTTATTACAGATGTTGATTTAATGAATATAATTTAAATTCTTACTATTTTTTAAGGATGACTGAAAATAATTCAGATAGTATTACTATTGATAGTAAACTTAAAGATATTGATATGTATATTGAAAAAACAATAGAAAATAAATTTAATATATTAAAAAAATCTATAAAGTTAGAAAATAAAACAAATAATAGTATCAGTCAACTAACTATATTTGAATTATATCAAAATACAATAGAATATATGATAGATATTATAAATGATTTTAGTAGTTTTTTGAGTATCAATCATAAGGGATATTCAAGTCATGAATATAGAAAAATTTTATTTGATATTTTTTTTAGCAATAATAGAATTTTATATACTGGAATAGTTTTTATATTTATATCTTTTATTATTTATTTTATTGATGATATTTCACTATAAAAATATAATTTAATTTAATAAAGATGAATGATAAATATGGTTATTTATACATATATATATTTATTTTAGCATTAATATTTTATATAATTGCAAATTATGAAACAAATGTTTTAATATCTATTATAATTATATTTATAATTGGATATTTATTTTATTTAAAGATTAATAATGATTTAGAAAAGAATCAGTATGAAGAGAAAAAAATTAAAGACAAAATTAATAATAATTTAGTTAATATTAGTTATTTCAATTCATTAAATGGAAATATTAATAAAATTCCAAAAGAATTTAAATATTTATTAAAAGATGATATATTAACACAAATCATTCTTGATATAAATTTTATAAATAAATTTAATAAAACATTATATATTGATATTATACTAAATATTGATAAATTAATGAAAATATATATATATATATTAAATAATATATATCATCCAACTCAATACATATCTTCATTTATTGAAACAAAAAAATATATATTAGAGTTATTAAATTCGGTAAAATTAAATGTTCCAATTATATCAAAATATACTATTGGATTTAATTTACATAATAGAGTAGATAAAAGTATAATGTTATTTAAAATGAGAGTAAGAAAGATGATTACTATAATACATAATTATTCTAAATACGAAAAAAATATTTATTTGGAAAATATCGAAATAGAACCATCTAATTTATAAAAAACTACTTTTAAATATTTTAATAGTATTTGTATCCGGAACTAAAATATCTTTGTTATTTTTTTCATTTGCTGTTGCTGATGTTACTATTGTGTGATATAAACTATTTTCATAATCATTAAATTTTTCAATAGTTTTATAAGTTATTTCTAATATATATAAAATAAAGTTTATAATAAATATACCTAAATACATTATTATGTTCTATTAATATATTTTTTTATATTTTGAGGCAAAATTGGTACTAGATTATCAAATACTATAGTAATAAATACGATTATCAATGCAATAAATATACTTTTTTTAATTTTTTCAATATCATCGGGTGTTAAATAAATTATTAATGTTATAATAATAACTAAAATTATATTTTTTACCAGTCTTAAAACAAATTCTTCATAATCTATATTCATTTTCTAAAACTATATAAGATTATTTTAATTATCAATAATTATAGATGGAGGGATTAGTTAGTACTAAAGAACATGACTATTTAGATGAAGATAAACAAATAAAAAATCAAAATTTTTGTCTATTATCATTTATTAGTCCAGAAGATGTAATTAAAAATAAAGAATCGTATTATGTAAAAGCATTTTTAGATAAATTTTCTAAAGATATGGATACATTATTTAATGGATTAAAAAATGTAAATCCTGATAATACAGATTTAATTGATAATGTTAGAAAGGAACATAATTATTTGTTTGATGTTGAAGATCTTGATTCTCAATATAAATTTTCTAAATCAGTAAATGAATCAGATGTAGAAAGACTTTATCATAAGGAAAATAATTTTCAAACAAGTATGAGAGGTATTAAAGTAAGAGGGGTTTTTGATACAGTTGAGGAAGCTAGAATGAGAAGTGAGTTTTTAAAAAAACAAGATAAAAATTTTAATATTTTTATTGGACAAGTTGGTTGTTGGTGTCCATGGTCACCAAATCCTGATGATTTAAGTAATCAAGAATATTCAGAAACACAATTAAATACATTGATGAAAGAATATAAGAAAAATCAAGAATCTAAGGATGACATTTTTGAAAAAAGAAAATTAGATAGTATAAATTCTTCTAAATTAGAAGAAGTTAATGAAGATGATGAAAATATCACAGAAGTTGAAAATAAAATGTCTGAACTTGATACGGTTTTTACAGAAAAAGATCCTTGGACACAAAAACAAGATTTAAAAGAATAAATTCAATTTATTTTTTCTATTATTATATTAATAATGAAAGCAATTGCAATATTTTTTCTATTTATTGGTATTATATTAGTTATACATGCATATTATAAAAACATGACAATCTGTCCTGAACAGGAAACAATTATAAAATACGTACCAAGAAGTATATATGAAGATCAAATGAATGACGAAGAAAAATTAACGGAATTTTATAAAGTAATGTTTGATGGTTCTGAAAGACAAAAAACAGATAAAGAAAATCCTGATTCAAAAGAAAAAAAAGTAAATAAAATAATCGAAACATAATTAAAATATTAAATATTTATTAGATTAATGTTGAATAATATAAGTTCTAAACTATATGATATTATAAATGAAGATAAAGAAATTGAAATAAAAAAAAATATAAATGATTTTAAAAATATGATAGAAGATTATTATAAAATTAAAGATGATATTGATATTGATATAATTGATAAAAAAATGTATTACGATACTATTTATAATAATCCTCGTATTATTCAAGATGAATTATATAATGATTATTATATTCAGCGAAAAGAAATATATGATGAACTATTAATAAATTATGATATTATTAATATAAAAAAATTGGCAAAATTTACAAATTTTAATTATGATATTATAGAGGAAATATATACTTACAATATAGAAGTAAATAAAAATTTTAAAAAATTTAGTACTAAAAAAGAAGATAATAGTGATAAATTAAAAATAAAAAATTATATTAATGAAAATATTAAAAAGAATGATACGGATTTTGAAATTGAAGAAGAAGAAGTTCAAAATTATGATGAGAAAAAAGAATTAAATGATATTCGCAATGAAGAAAAACAAGATAAATGTACTGATAAAAAAACAAAAGAATGCAAAGAAAAAGGCAAGGTATGTAATCCCGATTCTGGAAGATGTGTTGGTAAATTAAAACAAAATGTTAAAGAAAAATTTGATAAACAAATTAAAGTAAAAGAAGACATAAAAGATGATGTAAAGGATGATATAGAAGAAGACATAAAAGATGATGTAAAGAAAGATATAAAAGAAGAAATTAAAGATGATGTAAAGAAAGATATAAAAGAAGATAAATGCACTGATAAAAAAACAAAAGAATGCAAAGAAAAAGGCAAAGTATGTAATCCCGATTCTGGAAGATGTGTTGCTAAATTAAAAAAATAAAAGAATTGCGTTAAATAATTTATATCATTTATATTAACTATTTATATATAAATGGCTAGTAATAATACACAAAATAATATGTCAACTTCATTAAATAATATTAAAATTAATAAAGAACAAAATAACAACGAAGAACTAAATGATAAAAATATAAAAGAATTATTTTTAAATATTAAAAATAAAACTAATCAAGAAAATCCTAATATCATGAGACAAAATCCTAATATGATGCAACAAAATCCTAATATGATGAGACAAAATCCTAATATGGGACAACAAAATCCTAATATGGGACAACAAAATCCTAATATGGGACAACAAAATCCTAATATGGGACAACAAAATCCTAATATGGGACAACAAAATCCTAATATGGGACAACAAAATCCTAATATGGGACAACAAAATCCTAATATGGGACAACAAAATCCTAATATGATGCAACAAAATCCTAATATAGGACAACAAAATCCTAATATGATGCAACAAAATCCTAATATGATGCAACAAAATCCTAATATGATGAGACAAAATCCTAATATGATGCAACAAAATCCTAATATGATGCAACAAAATCCTAATATGATGCAACAAAATCCTAATATGGGACAACAAAATCCTAATATGATGCAACAAAATCCTAATATGATGCAACAAAATCCTAATATGATGAGACAAAATCCTAATATGATGCAACAAAATCCTAATATGATGCAACAAAATCCTAATATGATGCAACAAAATCCTAATACAAATGGTAATAAAACAGATTTATTAAATAATTTAGATAAAACATTTGAAAAAGAAATGGATAATTTAATAGGAAATTCATCTTTAACTGATATAAATACTTCAAATGATAATTTTTATAGTAATAAATCATATATAAAAATATTAGCAATAATAGTAATAATATATGTTTTAACTAATGTTAAAATAATATATTTATTTGAAAAAATTATACCAGAATCGATATATATAAAAATAATAGATATAGAAAAATATATATATTCTCTTATTTTTGGTACAGTAGTATATTTTCTTTATAAATCAAAGTATATATAAATTAATTAATATTATCAATAGAAAATTTTATATCAATACCGCTTATATTATTTTCAGTATTAGAAATACCTTGGACATCGTAATCAAAATCATTTAAATTATTTTTATCAAAGTTTTCTTTACTAAATATATATCCATTTTGTGCATCATCTAAATATTTTTCTGATATAAAATCTACTAAAATTTTATTTTGATTATTTGTTTCATATTTTTCCATAAAATTTTCAAACAATTTATTTTTCATATTAATATTATATTTATCATCGATTTTAGTATTAACAATATCTTTTGATTTTTTTTTACTATATATTTCATAATATATTAACATTAATACCATTGCATATATAAATCCAGAAACATAATCATATATACATAACGATGTTATTAAAACAGCAAATACTAATTGTATATGTGCTAACTTCATTTTTTCGTAAAATGGAAAATCATCCATTATTAATATTAATATAAAAACAATTAAACCAAAACCTCTAAGTAAATTGTGTATCATTTATATTATTTCTCTCTATAAAAACTATATAAAAAAAATGAATTTATTATATAAAAAGATATGATATATAGATAAGTGTATAATGAATAATATTATATCTATATATGGATATGGTATTGAAAAATTAAATAATGAAAATATAATAAATGAATTAAAAGAAGAATTAACAGTAATACCAAAAAATTTCAATACACCAGATAAAATAAAATTCGCAATTTATAGTGAAAATAAAAAAAGAGTATATATTCCAAGATATTATGGTTTACAGAAATTTGGTATTCCTTCAATTAATAAATTAAATGAAGGCGAAGACTGTCCTAGTTTAATTTTTAATGGTGAATTAAGAGAACAACAAAAAGAACCAGTTAATAATTTTATTGAAGCAGCAAAGAATCCATTAAAAATGGGTGGTATTATATCAGTACCTTGTGGATTTGGTAAAACTATTATGGCTGTATATATTGCTTGTTATTTTAAAAAAAAAACCATGTTTGTATCTCATAAAGATTTTTTGAATCAGCAATTTTTAGATTCGGTAAAACAATTTGTACCAAATGCTAAAATTGGTAAAATTAAACAATCTAAAGTTGATGTAGAAAATAAAGATTTTGTAATTGCATCACTTCAATCTTTAGCAATGCGCGAATATGATATTAATATATTTAAAAACTTTGGACTTGTAATTATAGATGAGGTACATCATACAGGAGCGGAAGTATTTAGCAAAGCATTTAAATATATGAATGTTCCAATGATTTTAGGATTAAGTGCAACATTAAATAGAAAAGATGGATTAAGAAGAGTATTTGAAAATTATATTGGTAAGTCTGTTTATAAACATATTAATAATGAAAAAATAGAGGTTAATGTTGAATTACATAAATATTTTGATACAAATATTGATTATTGTAATAATTTATTATTATGGAATGGTAAACCAAATTCTGCGGCAATGATTAATAATATATGTAACTATGAAAAAAGAACTTTATTTATATATAATTTAGTTTTAAATATTTTAAAAAATGAAAATAATAGAAAAATATTGATATTAAGTGAAAGAAGGAATCAATTAAAATATTTTGAAAAATTATTTGATAATACAGATTATTCAATTGGATATTATATTGGTGGGTTATCACAGGATGTTTTAAATATTTCTTCTAAAAAACAAATAATTTTAGCAACATATCAAATGGCTGCAGAAGGTATGAATATTCCAACATTAAATACTGTTATATTTGCAAGTCCAATATCAGATATTCAACAAGCAATAGGAAGAATACTAAGAGAAAAACCAAGTGAAAGAACATATATTCCATTATGTATAGATATATGGGATCAATTTTCATTATTCATTGTTAAAGGTTTTACTCGTATTAAATATTATAAGAAAAATAATTATACATTAAAGTATTTTAGTGATAATCAAGAAATTATATATCAAGATAAAAATGAAGAAACTAATAAAAAACTTGAATTTATTGAAGATTGTTAAGTATTTATTTCTTTATTTAAATTAGATTAGATGGATTATAATAATATTATAATATTTCTTATATTTTGTTTAACATTATCATTAATTTATACTAGTTATATAAAATTTGAAACAAAATATAGTATTCAAGATAAAACTAAACCTAAAAAAGAAATCGAAGATTTTTTTATTGAAGATTTAAGTATTGAAAAATTTAATGAAAATAGTGAAGCATTTAATGATAAAGAAGGTTTTGTAAATGAATTAATAATGTCCCAAAAAAAAATAAATAATGTATTTGAATATTTAGATGTACCAATTGAAACAAAAGAAAATGTTATTAAACCAGGAGAAGAATTAATAAAAAAACATGATTCTGATCTTTCTAAATTAAATAATATTTATAATAATTCTAATAAAAAAGAATCTAATTATACATATGAAAAGACAAAAAAATTAAGTACAGATTTACCAATTGCTAATTTACATACTAATATATTATTGAAAACTGAAAATAATAATATTAAATTATCTAATTTATAAAATATGCTCTTTTATCAATAATATATTTATTGTAATAGTCGTCATTTATTTTAGTTTTGTATATATATTCTAATTCTTGAATACTAAATAAATTAATATCTAATAGCACATTTTTATTTTTCTCAACATCTTCTTTAAAATTATTTATAAAAAGTTTTATTATATCTTCAAATTTATTATCATTAATATTTGATGTTGGTTCTATTAATTTTACAAATTCATTATACTTTTTTTTTATAGTAGTATTAGATAATATTTTTATAAATTTATCAATATCGATATATACACACATCAAATTTTTATTATAATTTTTTATAGTACAGTCATATATTTCGCTCTTATTTATAATTTTTCCTTTAGGATATATACCATCAAATTTATACCATTTATCATCGTTACTTAAACTAGTTCTAATATAAGAAACCCAATGTACAGTATCTAAATCATTTTGACCATATGCATGAATATTATAGTCGTGACACACGTTGCCAGCAACAAATCCTAATAATTTTCTAACACCTTTTATAACAGTGTCTTGACTATATAATATTTTATCAATATCTGTTTTATTTGATAAATGCCTTGTTTCAACTGTTAAATATAGATTATTATTAAAAAATGTATGTGATTTCGTAATTATATTATATAATAAATTAAGTGTTAGTTGAGCATCATATTTGTTTCCCCAAACTAAATTTTCATCGATAAGTTGATATAATTGAAGTTTATCAAACAAGTTTTTATGCAAATGTTCATTATACAATAATGTATTTTTTTCATTATTTTCACTTTTAATATATTTATAATTGTAAACAATGTTATTAATATATATATCATTATATATATCTTTAGTATATCCACTATTCATTCTTTCGTCATTAAGTAATAAATACTGAAATATGATATATGGATGAGAAGATAATAGATATAATGATGAATTGACCCAACAACTATCATTCTTATTATCATTATCGAGTGGTTTTAATATATATTTTGAATAATTATTAATAATCATTGATTTTATTTTTTCGTCCATTCTAATAATTAACAATTTTTTTATTAATGATATATATCATATGATAAATAATTTGCAAATGTTAACCATAATATATAACTAGCAATCTTATTGAAATAATAAAATTTGAAAAATTAGCAATAACACTTCCAAGTATTAAAAGAATAAATATATATTTTTAATATTGCATTTATATTTTCTATTATTTAATTAGATAATATAAAAATATGTATATATTAGCTACAATATTTGTGATTATATTTGTTATAACTTTAGTTATATTACATTTTGCCGCATTAATTACATCATTTTATTGTTTTAAACATGGAGTTAATACTGCAAGTATTACTGGATTTTTAATAATGATTTTCATGGGACCATTTTTCTGGTTTTACTATGCTTTTGCAAAGAATTATTGTAAAGAATTATATAATGTCAATCCAATGGTTCAAAATAATGTTAATCCAGTGTCTTAAATTAATTTTCAATAATAAAAAAAAATGATCATTCTTTTTTACATTTTTCTTAATAATGAAACGAAAATATCAACAAGTCGATAATGATGAAATCGAAGTTGAAGAAGTTGAAGAAGTTGACAAAGTTGATTTAAATCAAATTAATGAATATATTACAAAATGGTTTAATGATCAAAATATTAAAATTATTGATAATTAGTATTTACATATAAATAAATAATTTTTATCATTTAAACAAGTTATTCTAATAATTATAATTATAATAATTGTATTAATTATTATAAAATATAATAAAATTATCAATATTTTAATCAAAAAATCTAAAAATTTTAAAATAGATGTCATCAAAATTAAATAAATATATAATTAATTCATTTTTTTAATTTATTTGTATTATTGGTGTCCATTTTTTGAAATCATCATTGTATTTACATTTGAATTTTAATAATGTTGATGCATTTGTATTTTTAAATGCAATTCTTAACAATTTACTTGTTGTTAGCGTTGATACATTTGCAATACCTATACTTTTTTCATTTTGAATGTTCTCTTTTAAAAATAAATTATATACATCTGCTTCACTTGTTTTATTAATCCATAAAATTTTTTCATTTTCACATATTTCTATTCTTTCATTTTGAATTATTGCACTATCTATTTTATGTTCTTTTAATTCACTAAAATCTTTATTTAATACTTTAAAATTAGTTTCATCTTTTACTTCTCTTACAACTGATTTTATACTTTCTTCATTAAAATTAAATAATATTGGTTTTAAATTTGTTTTATAATTCCATAAATAAATACCTCTGCTAGTATAGTTTAATTTTTTGGAAAGTTCCAATAAATTATTGATACTATCTTTGTGAAAATTATAATATACTTTTACTTTATAACTACATACATCAATTACATCATCTTTTATATATTCATTTTCTAACAGATTATATATTATTTTTAATCTACAAGATAAATCAATATTTTTTAAATGTTCACCTTTATAACTAATAATATCATTAAATACCATTATCCATTTTTTATCAAATGTTTTTATCATTTCACCATCTAATAATGTATTTTCAAATAATGATATATCGAATAATCCTTTAACTAAAATAATTCTGGGTTTTTGATAATTTGGATGTATCTTTTTATCAATAAAATATATTATTGGAATATCATTATATTTTGTAAAAAATATATAATATGGATTTCCATTACTTCTTAAACAACATAAATATTTATTGTTTTTTATATATTCTGCACTATTTTCATTTAATAAATAATAATGCTTTTGAATAATTTTTAATCCATATAATTGATATAATTTATTTAAAATAATATCTTTAAAATCATTTGATTTAATATTAAAAGCAATTCTATCAGCAAATGAAATAATACCAGTATGCATAATTAATTTATATTATTTATAATATATTAATCAATTTTTATATATTTATTAATAATAATGACAAAAAAAATAGAAAAAAATATAGTTGGTATTATAATTGGACTTTTACATATATATTTATTTTTTGGTTTTAAAATAATATCTAAATCAAATATAAATTATCATATAAATTTTATAATACATTGGCATCATTGGTTAATTTGTTTAATAGTATTATGTTTTTTATTAATAATTACTAAAATAGAAAAATTTAAAAAATTAAAAAAATATAAATATTATTTATCTGGATATTTAATTACTATGATAATTCATGGATTATTATATGAAGATAGATTTGATTTTAAAATTTATAGGTAAAAAAAATTTTATATATTATATATAAAATAGGAATGGTTTGTATATATACTAAAATAACAAGTCGTTTAATTAATGGTAGAAAAAGAAACATTTATACTAAAAAAAATTCTAGAAAAAAATATATTAAATCTAAAGGAAGAATGATGAATATAAAAACTTATTTAAAAACTGTTAAAACAAAAAGAGGGGGTGGTAAACAAAAAAGTATTGATAAAAGAACTGTAAAAGAACAAATTATCGAGAAAGCGGATGCTATGAAACAAAGAAGAGATCTTAAACTTGTACCATTTTATATGAAAAGTCCAGGACTTTCTAAAAGTAAAAATAAAAGAAGTAAATCTAGAAGTAGATCTAGAAGTACATCAAGAAGTATTTCTCCTTCTCTTCCAAAACCGACTAATATTTTTTGAGTGCGTTTTTTTTCTTTTACTATAATAGGATACTTATAATGGGTGAATATAAATTAGTTGGTAAAAAATCGGTATTAGGTAAAAAAAAATTAGTCTATTCCAAATCGGGTTCTAGAAAACTATATGTAAAATCTAAAGGAAGAATGATGAATATTGTAAAATACAAAAAAATGAAAGTAAAAGCAGTTGCGAAATCTGTTAAAAAAGTTGTTAGAAAAGTTGTTAGAAAATCTAAAAAATCTAGAAAATCTAGAAAATCTAAAAAATAGATTAAAAATGGTTGTAAACAAAAATCTTAAATAAAATTATTTATTTTTCAATTTCTCAATTAATATTGGATTTATATAACTTTTTATACATATATGATATGTGTTATGTAATTTAGTTGCTACTTTTTCAATACCTTTTTTAACAGGATTTTTAGCTGTTTTAATTTCCGGTAATTTCATATATTCGATCAATAAATTATTAGCATTCCATGTTCTCAAATCTTTAGAAGTTATTTTTTCATTATATTTTTTTAAAAAAATATTAACATCATTACTTGTTATATCAAATACTTTATTATCATCACTATTTGATTTTTTTTTTTTTTTAAGATATTTGATAATATTATAATTTAAACATTTTGATATATTTCTAACACCTTTTTTACCAATAAAATCAATAGTTAGTTCATTTTTATAAAAATTTAAATGTTTATACAGTAATGTTGTTATCCCAAAAGAGTTATTTTCTGTTTTATATTTTTCATTACCAATTCTAAATCCACAATTTATAATCATATAAATTACTATTGCTATATTGTATTCATCATTATGTTTATCATAATCTATTATTTTATTGATATCTTCAATAATATTTTTGAAAATTTTATTTAATTTTAAAATTTTTTTATATTTTTTTTCATGCTGTTTTTTAACAAATTCTTGATTATAAATTACTTGTTTTCTATTTTTACTATCATAACCATATGCTAATATTTTTTTATTTTTACCTTCTGGATATATATATACATTTCTATATGCGGGTGGTATCTTAATATTCATTACTTTATAATAATATATTTAAAAATTAAGTATTTATTTTAAATAAATAATGATTGATTTAAAATACTATAATATTATATGTAAATATTATGATATTGTAATTAATAATAAATCTCAAAATATAAGTGCAAGATTAGTTTATAATTTATTTAATAAACATAAAATATTAGATCAAAGACATAGAGATAATATTAATAATTATATGTATAGATATCATTTATATTTTTTAACAAATATCAAGTTAATATAAACTATTGTTAGTGTTATCTATATGTAAATAACTAATAAAATTAAAACTATAAAAAAAATATGAAGTATATCAAATAATATCATTCAAAAATTTAAATAAAGAATTGTTAATATTAATATATTTTTTTATCAAATTCAATTGTTTAATTAAATTTAAATATTTAATTAAACAATATTTTTTTAAACATTTGAAATAACTTTTAATTATATATTTGAATTTTTTTGATCTAATAAATTTTGTTATGTGAGTTTTATTTATACTTGATTTAAATTTATTATTTCTTTTAATGCAATTTTTACATTTACTATTTGCAATATAAAACATATAATATTGTTAATAAATAAAAAGAAAATAATTATCTGAGATATAATATTGTAGAATTTGTTAAATTATATGCAAATCTTTCTCTAAAATAATTTTGTTGATGAAAATAAGTCATATACAATATAATATAAAAAATAGTAGTCATTTAATATTAATATTATTTATTTCTTTAATTAATTTTCAAATATCTAACAAATTTTAACTTAAATGTAATTATTACCATAACAATATACAGAAGACTCACTATCTTCTAAAGTAAAATTGTTTGAACTTCTTTGTTGTAATAGAACAATTTTTTCTTTCAAAACTTCAATTTCTTGTTTTTGTTTTGCATATATTTCACGATGTTGTTCTCGTTCTTCAGTTAATCTTTCTTTTAACATCATAACTTGTGTATTTAAAGTAGAAATAACATTATCAACTTTATTAACATTTATATTAGTTAAGTTTAATTTAGTTGAATTCATTTTATATATTCTAAAATATATGTAAGAAATTAATCAATTTTTAATTAAAAGAAAAAAATTAATTCATTCTTATTACAAATAATGGTTTTACATTTTTTTTAATAGGAAAGATGTATTCAATTGTTTTGTTAATTTCAGTAAATTTAAGTGTACCTTTAAATTCTTTTAATTCATTTTCATTTTGTTTAATATAATTATTTGTAATTATTTTAAATTCTTTAATAAATTCACATAAATTATCATTATATAAATCAATAGTTTTTCCAGTTTTTAATTCATAATTTTTTAATTTTTTAGTTATATTTAAAACAATTTCTAATCTTTCTTGAATTGAATAATTATTATTCATTATAAAAATATATAATACTTATATTTATATAACTTAGTCTTCATTATCATCATCTGATTTAATACGAACCCCTTTCCATCCTTTATTATCAATAGGATAAGGTCCAATACTTTTTTCAAAATAAGCTCTTAATTGATTTCTATCGGGTTGTTTTTTACTTTTAGGAACATTTGAATAACACCATAATCGAAAATCATTGTAAATAGTCATTAGACCTATTCTACTATTAGTATCTTCACTATCAATAATAAGTCTTTCATTTTTATATTGACCAATAATATCATTATTATTTTTATAACTTTCTGTAGCAATTCTAACTTCCATTGGTTCATGAATACAGTTTGGATTAATATATTT